TGGTACAGTAGGATACATAAGCAATGAAGCGGTAAATATTGGAGCTTTACAAGGAACTGGTGTTTCTTCGCAAGATTATTTCATTGGCTTAATAGACCAAATGCGCATCTTTTCTAGCGCACTTTCTGGTAGCCAAATAACTGAACTTTACAACGAAAAGCCTTGTGCTGATACCTCAACTTTTGCGGCTACATTGTATGATGGTAATGGAGGAAATAATTATATATCTAATGTTGGGTTTCAACCAGATTTAGTTTGGGTAAAAGATAGGAATCAAGGAATTAGGCATTTACTTACAGATTCAGTTAGGGGAACTGCAAGTCAAATATTTTCTAATGAAACATTAGCAGCACAAAATTATTTAGAATTTTCTTCTTTTGATGAAAACGGTTTTACTGTTGATTATAATTCAGGCTCTCAATATTTTAATAATACAAATTACGACTATGTATCTTGGAATTGGAAAGCTGGCGGAGAGGCAGTCCAAAACACTCAAGGGACTAATATAACAAGTCAAGTTAGTGCTAATACTGCCGCAGGGTTTAGTATTGTGAAATGGGCAGGTGATAGCAATTCTTCGTCAAGTGTAGGACACGGACTGACTGTAAATAGTGAAAATATGCTTGTATTTATAAAAGACCTTGATAGTAGCTCCAGCGATTGGATGGTTATTACTAATAATTTATGGACAACACCACAACAAAGATTTTTAAAATTAAATACTACTGCTGCAATTGCTACTTCTGGTGCAAATATATATAATGTAGATAATACAACTTTTAAAAACTCATATAGGAATACATCAGGCAACGACTACATTGCATACTGCTGGCATTCAGTTGCAGGATATAGTAAGATAGGTACTTATGCAGGCAATAGCTCTACTAATAAAATTACATTAGATTTTGCACCAAGTTGGGTAATGATTAAATTATATGATGTTGCAGGTGGTAATTGGTTTATATATGACAATAAAAGAAATCCAACAAATCCTGCTGATTTACAACTTGAAGCTGATACAGCTAATCAAGATACAGACCACGGAACTGCGTATGAATTGAACTTTTTGTCTGATGGTTTTGAATTACAAGGTGCAGGAGGTGCAGTTAATTTTAGCGGCAGAAATTATTTATATATGGCATTTAAATAATATGGAATACACACAAAACAATTCGACTTTAATGGATATTGAAATAACTTATACTATTGTCAAAACTAAACAGGCATGAGCTTTGCAGATATGAAATTATACTCTTTAAACGCAGTTGCATTAGCTTTATCTATGGCTGACATTGATGTTATTTTAAAAATTATTTTACTTTCAGTATCTATTGGATATACTATTCATAAATGGATATTGATGTATGGAAAGAATAAGTAAACATATTTCTTACCACGAAGGGATTAGGTCAAATACTGCTCTACGACTTAATATAGATAATACACCAGACGACTATCACCTTTCCAATATGGAAAATCTTGCGCGTCAACTATTTGAGCCGCTAAGAGAGTGGGTGGGTGGCCCAATAAAAATCACATCTTTTTACAGAAGTGAAAAATTAAACAAAGCTATTGGTGGAAGTTCTAGGAGCCAGCACTGTCAAGGTCGAGCAATTGACCTGGATGATACTTTTGGTCATAAAACAAATGCTGAGATGTTTAACTACATAAAAGAAAATCTAAGCTTTGACAAAATGATATGGGAGTTTGGGGATGATGACAACCCCGCGTGGGTTCATGTTAGTTACGACAGCCCTGATTCAAATAGAGGCAATATATATAAGGCTGTTTCTAAAAATGGAAGAACTACATACATTCAAATATGAGAAAGCCAAAAAAAAAGTTCGGACAAACAACTGTTGGCAAATTACTAAAAGGTGCTGTTGGCTTAATTAATCCTACTTTAGGAAATCTTATACAAGGCGAGATGTCGGTTGAGCAAGTTATAGCTTCTATAAAAAATGCTGAAGCTCCTTTAGAAGATAAGATTCGCGCACAAGAAATGATACTCGAAGCCTATGAAGCTGAAGTTGCAGATAGGGCTAGTGCAAGACAAAGAGAGATGGCTGCGGTGGCCTCTGGCTCAAATGACATACTGTTTAAAACTGTAGGCTGGGGAATCACTCTTAGTTTTGTGGCCGTTATAGCTGGGGCAATAGGAATTTGGAAAATACCAGAAGAATCTCAACGATTATTTGATATGGGATTTGGAGCAGTAGTTGCTGCATTTACCCAGGTTATAGGATACTACTTTGGTAGCTCTATGGGCAGTAAACAGAAAACGGATTTAATGAAGAAATAATGGATATTAGAAAAATATCAGTAGGCCCAGACTACAAGTCGGGAGCTATGCACTATATTGTAGGACAAGAAATATTAGGCGGAAGCCATAAAATACACTTAATAAAACATAACCAAGAAAAAAACTCTATTCTTATTTGGATAGAAAAAGAAGAAGAGGTATACCTTTGGAAAGAGTTTAACGCTACAATGCCAATTTCAATTGAATATAATATTAATTTTTAATAGTGAAGTCTCCATTTTGTTTTATAGTAAAACCCACTAAGGGCAAAAGATACAATAACTCTAAAGAAATAGGAGGAATTGACTTTTTAACCAGCACATCTGAAGAAAACCACATGGCTTCCAATAGAGAGGCTGTTGTTGTTTCTACTCCTATAGACTATACTGGGGACATATCTCCAGGAGATATTCTTTTAGTACACCACAATGTGTTTAAGTTTTACAATGACATGAAGGGTAGGCAAAAAAGTGGAAAGAGTTATTTTAAAGATGACCTTTTCTTTATTGACGATACTCAATACTTTATGTACAAAAAAGATAATCAGTGGTATTGTCATGACAGGTATTGTTTTGTAAAACCTATCCCTGCAAGCGAGTCATATATATTTAAGCCTTTTGCAGAAGAACCACTAATGGGAAAAATTAGATATATTAATACCAGGTTAAAATCTTACGGGATTAACCAAGGAGATTTGGTGACATTTCAGCCCGACACAGAGTATGAGTTCGAAGTAGATGGTGAGAAATTGTACCGAATGTTTGACCATCATATTACTGTTGCTTTATGATAAATATGATTTTTGATAACTTTTTAGACAATCCTAATAATTATGTTGTTGATGCATTAAAGGGAACTTTTGAAGATGTTCTTTATGGAGATGTAACATTTAAAGGAATACAAAAACGGGGGATGGATGAATTTCAATATAAAATTGAAGAACTTTTCCCAGAAGAAGAAGTGGTGTTTAATTTTATGAGACAGTCTCCTCTTAATCAAGAAGAACCTAATTTTATACACACAGACGAAATGATGGGAGACAAAATAGTGTTGTTGTATTTAAATTCCTATCACCCTCTAGAAGATGGCACAACTCTATATAAATACAATAAATTTTTAGATAATTATGTGCCTATGTGTACTTTGTATGCGGAGTATAATAGAATGGTTATGTTTGATGCTAAAATTCCTCACTCAAGAAATATATTTGAAAACTTTGGAGAAGGGGAATATTCTAGATTGGTGCAAGTAATTTTTATGAAAACCAAGGCATGAAATCAGATTTGTTAAAAGAAAAAATCATACACGCTGGCCGAAGGGCAGTAGAGCAACTTATTAAAGTGGCCAAAGAGGATATTATAAAACCTGACCCTGAAGATGAGCTTGCGGCTGATAGGCTAAAGAATGCAGCAGCAACAAAAAAGCTAGCTATATTTGACGCGTTTGATATATTAAACAGAATTGACGGAGAAGAGGAGACATTGCAGCTTTCAAAACAAGGAGGCTCTAAGGTAGAAACAAAACAAGGATTTGCAGAAAGAAGGTCTAAATAAATGTATAAAGTTTTAGATAAATATATTCCAAACGCAGTAAGGCTTAACAAGAACAGAGCCAAAAGCTGGGAATATGGATATAATGAAAAGTATGACTTTATAGTTATTTCCAAGACTGGTCAGGTCGGGGAGGTTATTGAAATATCAGGACTTCGTGTTGGCCTTCCGAAACAGCCAGCAAAAATTAGCTCTCGCTCTAAATCTAAAACTGAGCAGTATTGGGAACGAAAAGAATATCCCAAAGAGCTTTCTAAAGTATACTCTATATTTCAATGGAATGAAATGCCTGCTGGCTTTAAAAGTAAATGGGTTGACTATATAGAAGCGGAGTTTGACAAAAGAGAAGAAGGGCATTGGTTTATGAACAACGGTGTTCCTACATACATAACTGGTTCTCATTATATGTATCTTCAGTGGTCTACTATAGATGTAGGATATCCAGATTTTAGAGAAGCCAATAGACTATTTTTTATTTTTTGGGAGGCTTCCAGGGCGGACAAAAGAAGCTTTGGGATGATATATTTAAAAATAAGGCGTTCTGGATTTTCTTTCATGGGTTCTTCAGAGTGTGTAAACACAGGAACTCTTGCTAAGGATGCTAGAGTAGGAATACTCTCAAAAACGGGCTCGGATTCTAAAAAAATGTTTACAGACAAGGTTGTGCCAATATCTAACAGACTTCCATTCTTTTTTAAGCCTATTCAAGATGGTATGGATAAACCTAAAACCGAACTAGCATTTAGGATTCCAGCATCCAAGATAACCAAGAAGAATATGTATGAGGCAGTTAACGAGGAATTGTCTGGGCTCGACACCACCATTGACTGGAAAAATACAGATGACAACTCGTATGATGGTGAAAAGCTATTGTTATTGGTTCATGATGAAAGTGGAAAATGGATTAAACCAAACAACATATTAAACAACTGGAGGGTAACTAAGACTTGTTTAAGGTTGGGAAGTAAGATAATAGGAAAATGTTTAATGGGTTCAACATCCAACTCTTTGGATAAGGGGGGTAAAAATTTTAAAAAGCTTTACGAAGACTCAAACATATCTAAAAGAAATGCCAACGGTCAAACTAAAAGCGGATTATACTCGTTGTTTATTCCAATGGAATATAACATGGAAGGCTTTATAGATTTATATGGTCACCCTGTATTGCGTAAGAGCGCAGACAAAGTAAAGGGTGTAGATGGCGAGTGGATAGAAAATGGCGCTATTGATTATTGGGAGGCAGAAGTAGAATCTTTGAAGTCTGACGCAGATGCCCTTAATGAATACTATAGGCAGTTTCCAAGAACAGAGTCACACGCTTTTAGAGATGAGAGCAAAGCGTCTATATTTAACTTAACTAAAATATATCAGCAGATTGATTTTAATGATTCATTAATAAGAGAACATCATCTAACCAGGGGTAATATGTCATGGCTTAATGGTATTAAAGACACCAAGGTAGTGTTTAAACCAGATACTCGTGGTAGATTTTTAATAAGCTGGGTTCCAGCAAAAGGTGTTCAAAACAGAGTTTTAGAAAGAAACGGATATAAGTATCCAGGCAACGAACATATGGG